CTGGATAGCCAGAAACTGTCACGAATGAGGTTGGCACGATGAACTATGTGGGTGATTTCGCCGCTGATGAAACGGTATATTTGAACTTCGCCAGCTACGACAGCAATGGCGCGTCTGTTACGTTGACTGGCCTGGCAACCAGCGATATTGAGGTTTACAAGAACGGCAGCACGACCCAACGCAGCAGCGATGCAGGGTATACGGTATCGACGGACTTTGACACGATTACCGGTATTCACGCTATTTCGATTGATACCAGCGACAATACGGACGCCGGTTTCTTTGCGGCGGGGAATGATTACGTTGTGATCATATCTAGCGTGACCATTGACAGCCAGACGGTCAGCTTTGTTGCTGGTTCGTTCTCGATTGAAAACAGGTTCATGCGCGGAACGGATAGTGCTGCTTTGGCTACAGATTTAGCCACAGTCGATACGAATGTAGACGCCATTCTGGTTGATACAGGAACATCATTGCCTGCTGATATTGCGGCCCTAAATAATCTTTCGGCGGCCCAGGTCAATGCAGAGGTTGACACGGCCATTGCAGACGCGGCACTGGCAACGGCGGCGAGCCTTGCGACTGTTGACGCAAATGTAGACGCCATTCTTGTAGATACCGGCACGACAATACCCGCACAGATTACGGGGTTGAATAACCTGTCAGCCGCTCAGGTTAATGCGGAAGTTGATACTGCAATTGCTGATGCAGCATTGGCAACTGCAGCAAACTTGGCGACAATTGACACAAATGTCGATGCTATTCTCGTGGACACAGGCACGACTATTCCGGCGCAGATCAGCGGGTTGAATGATATATCAGCAGCCGCAGTTAATGCAGAAGTTGATACAGCCCTCGCCGACTATGACGGCCCGACGAAAGCCGAACTCGACGCTGGTCTGGCGGCGCTAAATGATCCAACGGCGGCGGCTATTGCAGATGCCGTATTGGATGAAGCGTTGGCAGGGCACGTTACAGCGGGGACATTGGGTAAAGCAGTGTCAGACATTGAAGCCGACACAAACGAATTGCAGAGTGACGATGTGCCGGGTCTTATCGCAGCACTGAACGATTTGTCAGCGGCACAAGTCAACGCGGAGGTCGATACAGCCATTGCAGATGCGGGTCTTGCTACATCGGTTGCACTAGCAACAGTCGATGCAATTGTAGATGCCATCCTTGTAGACACAGGAACCACCATACCTGGCTTGATTGCAGCCTTGAACGATCTAAGTGCTGCCCAAGTCAATGCAGAAATAGATACGGCGATTGCAGATGCCGCGCTTGCAACAGCCGCGAACCTGGCGACAGTGGACGGCATTGTGGATGCAATCTTGGTTGATACCGCCACAACCATTCCAGCTTTGATTGCCGCACTGAACGACTTATCAGCCGCCCAAGTCAACGCAGAAGTTGACACCGCACTTGCTGATTATGACGCGCCAACCAAGGCTGAACTGGACGCTGGCCTTGCGGCACTTAATGATCCGACTGCGGCAGCGATTGCCGATGCGGTGCTAGACGAGGCAACAGCAGGCCACACAACACCGGGGACCGTTGGCGCAGCCATTGTGGATATACTGGCAGACACCAACGAGCTACAGGCTGACGATGTGCCCAGCCTGATTGCGGCGCTGAATGACGTATCAATTGGTGATATACTGCAAACGCAGTTGACAGAAAGCTATGCCGCAGACGGCACAGCACCAACGCTGACGCAGGCTGTAATGCTAATCATGCAGCACCTAACAGAGGTGGAACTTGTTGGCACTACATGGACAACAAAGAAACTAGACGGGACCACCACAGCGGCAACATTCACAACGGATGATGCCAACAATCCAACCAGCATTACGAGGACAGGCTGATGCGGATTGTTTCGCGGGGATTTGGTGTTAGTGATGGCCGCGTGGTTATGCGGGGTTTCTATTCTTCGTTCATCCCAAATCAGGCACGGGTAATTCCTGTCGGGGGCAGGTCACGGGCATTAAATGCTTCGGCGCGTTCGCGCACACTTACAGCAGGGAGCAGAGGGCGCAGCCTTAACGTATCAAACAAGGTAACAGACTAATGACACAAGTTCAGATCAAGTCCCCAGGCTCAATCTTTGATTGGTCATTTGATTGGGATGCCGACAGCGTGTTGAGCGCCAGTGAAACCATTTCAACGAGTTCGTGGGCCGTATCACCCACAGGTGAAATGACTACCAGCAGCCCCGCAATAGACAACGACACCAAACAGACAAGCGTTATGGTAACAGCAGGAAACGACCGCACGACATACCGCCTGACTAATACCATCGCAACTAGTGCTGGGCGCACCCACGAACGGATGATCACTGTGCGGGTTGCCCCTGTCGGCCTTTAGGCGCGTTTCATCTTCGTAACATCACCAAAGCTGGTCATCAAGTTGTGAACTTGGTGTAACCCGCAGGGCCATATTTGGAAGTTGGTGGCGGTTTCTACGGCAACGTCAGACGCTGTAAAAGACTTTTCGGCAGGGTGCCGGTAAAGGTGGCAGAAGATAGCGTGCCGCTGATCCATAGGCACAATGGGAAATAGCTCAAAAACGTGGTTGTTGATAAACAAGTTGAGCGCCGCCCGTGCTTCGTCCCAATTGTCAGCTTCGCCTATTTCTTGACCGTTAAAAAATACCGTCTTCATGGGTTGTCCCTTCCGTGAATTGCGATAGACGAAATACTACAGCAAGGGTAAAAATAATGCACCCCTTACGAAAAGTGCTGTGTCATTCGCACTAATTGAAACCATCGTGAGGGAAGGGGCGGTGGGAGTTACTTGGACGTTCGCCTGCCGCCCCGCCTTTTACGATATGGACGTTCTAAAAGGTGGCGCATGGACAAGAAAAAATACAAGATAACCTGGCGCAAAACGGATGATCTTATCCCGTATGCCCGCAATGCCCGCGTTCACAGTGATGAACAGGTGGCGCAGATAGCTGCAAGCATATCCGAGTTCGGCTGGACTAACCCCATATTGCTAGATGGCGACAACGGCGTGATTGCAGGACATGGCCGCTTGATGGCAGCACGGAAGCTGGGACACAAAGAAGTTCCGACCATCGACCTGCACGGCCTGACAGACGCGCAGAAGCGAGCCTATATTATTGCTGATAACAAAACGGCGCTAAACGCTTCATGGGACTTTGACATGCTGACGGTTGAGTTTGAGGAACTAGCAGGCATGGACTTTGACCTTGGCCTGACGGGGTTCAATGATGGCGAAGTGAAAGAAATTATTGCCATTGGGACGGCAGACTTTGAACCAGGCACAGAAGACGACCAAAGCCAACTTGATGAATTATCTCCGAAAATAGTGACTTGCCCGCATTGCAAGAAGGATTTTGACACCCGTGAAACCTGAACTAAAAATAGATTGGGCAACGCATGAAGCTGCGAAACATGCATGTTTGCATTGGCACTATTCAAAGTGTTTGCCTGCGGGGAAATTAGTTAAAGTTGGGGCATGGGAAAACGGTAAATTTATCGGGGTTGTTATTTTTGGCAGTGGTGCGAACCCTAACATGCCCAAAAGTTATAGCCTAACCCACGATCAGGTCTGTGAATTGGTCAGAGTTGCATTGTCTAAGCACGTAACGCCTGTTTCAAAAATTGTCGCCATAGCAATGCGCTTTCTCAAAAAGAAAAGCCCCAGCTTGCGATTGATTGTGTCTTATGCTGACCCATTACAGGGGCATCATGGTGGTGTCTATCAGGCAGGGAATTGGATTTACAAAGGCAAATCCTTATCTGCTCTCAAGATATGGTATAACGGAAAATGGTCACACTCAAAAACGGTGAATACCAGCAGTATAGATAAAAGCAATCTGGCAAAGAAAATGGTGCCTGGAAAACACACATACCTTATGCCTCTAGACAAGAGCATGAAAGAACAGATAGAACATCTATCAAAACCATACCCCAAGCGTTCAAAGTAGGCGATGGCTCAAACCCATGAGAACAGCGGCGGTGCAACACCGACCTGAACGCTCCAAAGGGGGAATGATGTTACCAGTAAACGAGATATTCAAAGCGGTGCATACGGTTGGAGCTTTTACTGGCACACCGTCTATCTTCATTCGCTTGCAGGGTTGCCCTGTTGGGTGTCCGTGGTGCAACACCAAACACGCATGGGCTATTAACGACGACACCCGCACCAACTTTGTCGATATGGTTGCCAAAGAAGAACTAGGGCAGCCAGAGTGGGCATGGGTTGAGGCGAAATGGCTGGTGGAATATATCGTCGGTTCGTTTGAAGGGAACCATGTCGTGATAACGGGCGGCGAGCCTTGCCAGTATGACCTGACGCCTTTGACCAATATGCTGGAAGGCTACGGCTACACGACCCAGGTTGAGACAAGCGGGGTGTTGCCGGTGCAGGTGTCAGCATTTACATTTGTGACAGTTTCGCCCAAGATAGACCAGCCGGGCGGGTTGCAGGTTATTGAGCAGAACATGATCGACGCTGACGAAATAACCTTTGCCATAAGCAGCGAGCGCGATATAGCCGCGCTACAAGGGCTGTTAAATGCGTTAAAACGCCCCGTGGGCATGGTGTACCTGCACCCCATAAGGAACACATACCAGAACGCACGATTTTGCGTTCAGGCAGCAACAGAGGCAGGGTGGCGCGTGTCGCTACCTGCGATGTTCAACGGAGTTAGTGATGGGTGACAACCCGCACAAGGACCATTTCGCACCTGAAAAAGTGGCCCAGGTGCTGATTGACTGTGGCGGCATCAAGGCTGTGGCAGCGAAGGCGTTGGGCTGCTCGCGTCAGACGATCTATAATTACATTGAAAAATACGATATGTGCAGGGATGCCGTGGAAGAAGGCATCGAAATTGTCTTGGATAAAGCCGAATATAATTTGGTGCAGGGCATCGCTGATGGGCATGAAGGCTTCACCAAGTATTACTTGAACAACAAGGGAGCGCGGCGTGGTTACGGTTTTAGACCGGAAGCAAATGGAGCAATCAGCGGACCCGATCAGGCTGCAGAAAGTGCAGCGACCGGCGCAAGACTTGTCGCTGATAGAATTACTCGCTTGTCAGCCGCAATCGACGCTAGACCATTACCTGAAAGTGTGGATGGAGACGAACCAGAGCGAGTTGAGTGACCTTCAATATGATTGGGCATTCAATGGCAGGCCGTCACAATTTGCACCAAAGGGCAACTGGACCATATGGGCATTGGTCGCAGGCCGTGGGTTCGGCAAGAACCGCAGCGGCGTTGAATGGGTGCGTAGCCTGGTAGAAGGGCCAACCCCACTAACAGCGCCAGAGGGTGCGCCCAAGTGGATTAACATTGTCTCGAGCACTAGTTCTGACAATCGAGACTTTGTAGTGGAGGGCGAAAGCGGGTTCCTTAACCTTTGCCCGCCCGACTATATGCCAACCTATGAGCCATCCAAACGGCGTTTGACTTGGCCGAACGGTTGCCGTGCTACCTTGTTCAGCGCAGAAGAACCCGAAAGCCTGCGCGGTGCCCAAGGTGAGGTATCATGGTGTGATGAGTTGGCGAAGTGGAAATATCCAGACCGGGCATGGTCCAACCTGCGGTTCGGTATGCGCCTTGGTGAGAACCCCCGCACCCTGATCACAACAACACCGCGCCCGGTGAAACTGCTCATTGACCTGATGAAGCGTGAACGCACCCACGTTACCAGCGGCACCACCTACGACAACGCCAGCAACCTCGCCAAGTCATTCTTTGAAGATGTTATCACCGATTATGAAAGCACCCGGCTAGGCCGCCAGGAGCTAATGGGCGAACTGCTGTTAGACCGCCCCGGCGCACTATGGAACCTTGAACAACTAGATATGCTGCGCGTTGACCATGCGCCCGAAGACCTTGTGCGGGTAGCTGTGGCTGTTGACCCTGCTGTTACCGCGAATGACGGTTCAGACGAAACGGGAATTGTTGTTGGCGGCAAAGCCGCAGACGGTCACGGTTACTTGTTGGGGGACTATACGATCAAGGGTTCACCGAACGAATGGGCGACCAAAGCAGTGCATGCGTACTACGAGCATGACGCTGATTGCATTGTGGCCGAAGTCAACCAAGGCGGCGATATGGTTGCAAGCACTATCCATGCGGTAGATAAATCTGTTAAAGTCGTGTCAGTTCGCGCAACGAGGGGCAAAGTTGTTAGGGCGGAGCCGGTAGCTGCGCTATACGAACAGAACAAGGTGCATCATGTCGGCACCTTCTCGAAGTTGGAAGATCAGATGGTGAATTTCACACAAGATTTTGACGCCAAGAAAGAAGGGTATTCGCCCGACAGGCTTGACGCGGTTGTGTGGCTATGGGTTCACCTGATGGTCAAAGCGAAAAGGAAGCCCCAGGTATGAAGTGGCCGTGGCAGCGAAAGCAATCAGCAGTACGCGAGAGCATTTCCCAGTTTGTAGGTGTGGGAGACCCCGCCTTTATGACCCGCAACCCGGCGCAGTTTGCCAAAGAAGGCTACAGCTATAACCCGGTAGTCTACAAGTGCGTTTCGCTTATTGCGCGGTCAGTGAGCAGCGTTCCTATCAAGCTGCGCGTTGGCGGTGAAGAAACAGAACAACACAACGTCCTTGATGTGCTGAAACGCCCGAACCCAGTGCAGTCGCAAGCGGCATTCATCGAAGCGTATTTGTCGGAAATGCTGATTGCAGGCAACGGATATTGCGAGCGCGTGACCAGCACGGACAACCGTATATTGGAACTGTGGACGCACTCACCGCAATATATGAAGGTGCTTAAAGGTGCATACCGTTTGCCTGCGGGTTATCAGTGGTCAAACGGCATGAACAAACACACATGGAAGGCCGACCCAGTAACAGGGCAAAGCGATATTCTTCAGATCAAGACGTTCAACCCTTTGGATTATTGGTACGGCATGTCGCCAATGGAAGCGGCTGTCTATGGCATAGACAATCACAATGCTGCATCAAAGTGGAATTACAAGTTGTTGAAAAACGGTGCCGCAACAACTGGTCTGCTGACGCACAAGATCACAGAAGACGAAGAGGAACTTACCCCCGAACAATTGGAAAAGCTGCGTAAGCAAATGGCAGACCGCGCCTCTGGTGTAGACAGTTCAACCACATTGGTGCTGGAAGGCAACTTCGACTATATGGAAATGGGCATGAACCCTAAAGACCTTGACTGGCGGGAGGGCAAGCACATGAGCGCCGGTGAAATTGCACTAGTGTACGGGGTGCCAGGTCAACTTGTGGGCATCCCTGACGCGCAAACGTATTCCAACAACCGGGAAGCCCGGCTGGCCCTGTGGACGGAAACCATTATCCCTATTGCAGAAATGATGCTGGGTGAATTGTCCGTCTGGTGCAGCGGCTTTTACGATCAGGACATTCAGCTTTACCCAGACTTAGACGGTGTTGAAGCATTGTCACCCCTGCGGGAACGCAAGTGGGAGCGCGTTACCAAAGCAATCAACAACCCGCTGACTATCAACGAGGCACGGCAAGAACTTAACCTAGAGCCGGTAGAAGGCGGCGATGTGCTGTTGGTACAAGCTGGGCTGTTGCCCATTACTGACAGCGGCGAGATGATGCCGATGGAAGACGAAGCAATGGCATACCGGATTGCATACGGTGAGCAGTAGTGTTCAACCTGCGAACAGAGGCAGCGCGTAAGCGCGAAGCCGCGTTTCAAGAACGCCAACGGGCCGCATTTGAGCGTCGTATCTTTACAAAGATGCGCCGGGAATTTAACCGCGTTTCAAAAGAACTGGCGCGGGTTTATATCAGCGACGACCTTACCAACTTTGATGCTGTTATCGAAAAGCACCGCGAAAACGTTTTGAATATTCTGACGGTTCAATACCGTGGCGCATTCCGTTTGTTTGGGGGCCGCGTGTTGGACGATGGGGCAAAACGCTTCGCCCCTAGTAAAAAGACGGCTGAAAGTGTATTCTCCGAAGCAATGAAAACGTGGATTGCAACCGTAGGCGTGGAAAAAGCCGTGAGAATAAGCGACACCACCCGCAGTCAAGCAGCCGCCGCGTTGTTGGCAACGATGAACGAAGGGCAAGAAGTGACCGCCTCTGAAATACAAAAACGAACAGGCGGTGTAGTCGGCAGGACGCGGGCGCGGGTCATTGCCAGAACTGAAACGCATAATGCCGCTAATGCAGCGAGCTTGGAAGCGGTTGATGCACTTGAGCTAGAGGAAGTCCAGAAAGAATGGATTTCTGTAGAGGACAGCAGAACACGGGCAAGCCATGCTGCCGCGGATGGACAGTTAGTTCCTGTGGACAGTTCGTTTGTCGTGGGTGCGGCGATGTTGTCCCACCCTGGCGACCCTACCGGCCCAGCAGGCGAAGTCATCAATTGTCGGTGCGTGATGGCATATGTGACGGAGTAGAAAATGGAAACGAAACACATCCCAATGGAATTAAAAGCGTCCGGCGAACAGGGAACATTCTCTGGGTACGGTTCGATTTTCGGTAATGTAGACCTGCACGGCGACATTGTTGAAAAGGGCGCGTTTGCAGAAACCCTGAAAGAACGCCCCATTGAGCATGTCGGCTTGTACTGGATGCACGACCCCCGCGAACCGATTGGCAAATGGTCAATCATGGAAGAACGCGAACAAGGCTTGTGGGTAGAAGGCAAGCTGACGCTGGGTGTATCACGCGCCCGTGAAGTTTACGAACTTATGAAGGACGGCGCTGTTACCGGCCTGTCCATCGGATACCGAACCCGCAAGTACGACCTTGACGGCGAGAACGATATTCGTATTCTAAAAGACGTTGAACTGTTCGAGGTGTCCGCAGTGAGCGGTCCCGCGAATGAGGAAGCCCGTATAGCAGGCGTGAAGTCAGCGAAAGACTTTGCCAACCTTGCTACGGTACGGGAAGCGAACCAAGCCTTGCGCGATGCTGGCTTTTCGCAGCGAGAGGCAAACGCCTTCATTTCCCGTGTTAAGTCATTCGGTCAACGTGACGTTGACAATGAGGAACTAATCCGCGCCATTGACGGCGCACGATCTGCACTCAAATAACGGAGTTGACCTAATGGAACTCAAAGAAGCAATTGACGGCCTAAAGCGCGACTGGGAAGGTTACAAGGAAACCAACCAGGAACGCATTGATGCCGCTGTAAAAGGCGCAGTTGACCCTCTGATCGAGGAAAAGCTAAAAACCGCCAACGACGATTTCTCAACCAAGTTTGACGAAATCATGGAAGCCCAGAAGGGCATCAAGGCCGAAGCTGAAGCACAGACCAAACGTGCCGACGAATTGGAAGCTGCGCTGAAGCGTGCATCTGACAACGACAACGGCGTTGATTTTGGCGAGGCGCACAAGTTTATGGCCTTGGCACAGCATAAGTCAGTAGACCAACTGCTGGAAGACCAGGTGGACATGGGCAAGTTTAACGACTACGAAAAGTCGTTTGTTCGTTCTTACCTGCGCCGGTCTGAAAAGCACGCCATGAACGATGCCGAAACGAAGGCGTTGTCTATTGCTGGCGACCCGCAGGGTGGCTATCTGGTGCCGCCGACGATGGCAACCAACATCATCACCAAGATTTTCGAGACTTCGCCTGTGCGCTCTATTGCGTCCACAGTGACAATCGGCACTGACCGTTGGGAAGTCCCGCTCGACCGTGATGAAGCGACGACTGGCTGGGTGGGTGAAACCGCAGCCCGGTCTGAAACGGACACACCGGAACTAGGCAAGTTCGAAATCCCCGTTCACGAACAGTACGCCAACCCGCGTATCACGCAGAACATGCTTGACGATGCACAGTTGGACATTGCTGGCTGGTTGAATGGTAAGGTTGCTGACAAGCTGGCCCGTACCGAAAACACCGCGTTCGTCAACGGCAACGGCGTGACACAGCCTCGCGGCTTTATGGATTACGCTTCAACTGCTGTTACAACGGCTGATGCAAGCCGCGCCTTTGGCGTGTTGCAGTACATCATTACCGGTGCTTCTGGTGGCTTCAACGCTACTGACCCCGGTAACGCTCTGATTGATCTGGTGTATGCGCTCAAGGCTGGTTATCGCCAGGGTGCAAGCTGGGCAATGAGCCGTTCCACTGTTGGTGCTGTTCGCAAAATTCAGGACGGTGACGGCAACTATCTGTGGCAGCCGAACTTCACTGACTTGCAGCAGTCTAACCTGTTGGGTGCGACAATCACCGAACTGGAAGACATGGCTGCTATCGGTGCTGACAGCTTCTCCATTGCCTTCGGCAACTTCAGCGCTGGCTACCAGATCGTTGATCGCCAGGGCATCCGGTTGCTGGTTGACCCGTACTCTGCCAAGCCATACGTCCAGTACTACACCACCAAGCGTGTGGGCGGTGACGTTGTGGACAGCGAAGCCATCAAGCTGCTGAAATTCGGCACCTCGTAGGCTTTAAAAACAGGGGGGCTTCGGTCCCCCTTATTTGAAACACGCAAGAAAAGGAGAGCAACATGCTCCGCGATTTGCACAACAATATCACAGTCAGCAATGCGCTTGATACGCAGGCCATCGCTACTGACACAACCACAGCCGGAGACATTATTGACCTCAAGGGCAACAAGGCCGTTGAGTTTGTCATTCAGTCTGGCACCCTGACGGATGGCGCATATGCCGTTCTGATTGAAGAAGGTGACGCTTCCGACCTTTCAGATGCTGCTGCTGTAGCTGATGCCGACTTGCTTGGCACAGAAAGCGATGCTGGATTTGCCGCCACCGACGACAACACTGTAACAAAGATTGGTTACATTGGCGACCAACGCTATGTGCGCCTGTCTATCGTGTCGACTTCGACATCTTCAGGCGGCACCCTTGGTGCTGTGGCCGTTCTCAAGCCGCTGATGCGTGGCACGACTGGCTAATCGAGGTTCGGGCGGGACGATCTGGGCCTTGCGCCGTAAAGGGTTGTCCCTCTTGCCTCGGTTGTTCCGTCCGACGCTGTTAAAACGGCGATTTTAACGGGGCTACACGGGTGAAGCGCAAGCACCCTAACCCCAATATTAAATTCAACGGAAGGGCGTTAGAATGAAAATACGGCTGCTAAAAGCATGGTCATACAACCTTGATGGGATGCACACGCTGACCGGCAAGAAAGATGATGAAATCAACCTTGAAGGCCGCGAGGCTTTGGCTGCTGATGCCATTGAAGGCGGGTTCGCAGAAGAAGTGAAACCCAAGGCCAAGAAAAAGGCCGCACCCAAGAAAAAGGGCGCGGCTCCAGAAAACAAAGCGAATTGAGGTCTGTCGGGTAGTCTCCTTCCCCCCTCACCGATAGACCGGAAGCGGGGCCGTTCAGCGGCCCCGTTTTTTGTTGTCCTTTCGTCGACTGTCGTTTTCATAATCCATAATGTTATGGCTGGTCGCACCCCAACGGCTGATGAAGCGTTGCATGACTTCTGTATTGTTGTCTTTCAACGCCTGGCAATATTGCGTCCATTCGCGGCGGTCTGTTTTGTTCATAGTTCTTCTTCCTCTTTGGTTGGTTTGAATAGACTGACTTGGTAGGACCGGAAGGGGCATGATTGGATTAAACACGGGTTGCCTTCGTTTAAATTCTTCGCCAGGTGCACCAAGACAATTTCGCACTGTGGGCAAAGAGGCTCACCTTGTATCTTTCGTTTACCGTTGACCATGTGGCGCTTGGGCAGGTTCATATGCCTGCGCTTGGCCGATACGGTGGCAATGTTCTTTCGCAGCTTCTTGGCAATATCTTTGATGGGTGCGCCGTCTGCCCACATATCAGTCAGCGTCTTTTCCATTTCTGCGTCCCAATGTCCCATTATTCGTCTACCCCTTCCATGAACGCTTCTACAGCTTGGTCAAGAATGGTGCGGGTGGTGTGCACCCTGACGGCAGCGCGTTCGGTGTTTACCGTGTCGGCGTCTTTGATGGCGTCTTCTAGCTCGTCTGCCAGCCATTTGATGAAGTCGGGTGTTGCTGACCAATGCGGGGTGAACGTGTCTTCTGATGGATGGATGGTGGCCTTTAGCACCCCAAACTTGATAGCCTGTGCGCGAGCATGTTCTAGTGCTTGCTGGTTAGTTCTTTCCATTGGACGTTCCTTTAGTCGTTGTTAAACAGGTAGATCATCGCCCATATGGCTATCAGCGGCACCGCATACCAAAGGGCAAAAGGGATCGTGATGGCAATAAGAACGGCAGCAAGAGTGCCGCCGATCTTGTCTTGTGTTGACTGGCGCATTGGTGGACGTTCCTTTCTGTTTAGAGGTCGCCGCGAAATGCGGCACCGATAGCGGCAATAAGGGCAATAATTACGACAAAGGCAACCCGCATGAGAAACCATGCAACGCGAATAGCAAAGTAACCAACAACAACGACAAGCACGAGGGTTAAGAAATCCATTGCTGCCCCCTATGCCACATTGTCGATGGCTATTTCTTCAATCTGCTTAATCAGCGCCGATGCATTATTAACGCCAAGGAAATATTCCAGAGCAGCAGGGAAGGTTGCAAAGCATTGGTCGCCTTCTTCATTGGCGAGTTCCACATATTCGGAGATTGCTGAATATTCGTTCATCACGCCCCGTGCGCCGTCAACGACCCGTTCTATCAAAACAGAACATTCTGACGCGACCTGGTAGTAGTGGCTGGGGCTTTCAAAGTCAGTGTAAGCGCAGGTATATTCGAGATTGGACATTGGACATTCCTTTCGGTGACTGAATTTGGTAGTCTCTATAAACATTATAAGCAGTTAAAACCAAAAGTAAACCCGCGTTTTAACTATTTTCTGTGAGGTACTATGCGACACTATGAACGAACCACAGAACCGGCAATAGACCCGATCACTGTTGATGAAGTTAAGTCGGCAGGGCGCATTGACCACGAAACCGAAGACGGCCTGCTTGCAATGTATGTCACGGCTGCTGTGGAAGCCTGTGAGAAGTATTTGGGCCGCGCCCTGATAAGCCAGACCTGGACGCTCTATTACGACGAGTGGCCCAGCAATGACGAGCCGTGGTGGGATGGTGTACGAATAGCGTCACAGAACGTGTTGAGTAGCGAAGCCGATGTGATTGAATTGCCCTATGGCCCGTTGCTATCGGTCACGAGCATTTCCACATTCAACACCAGCGACACAGAAACCGCTGTTCCAACTGATGTGTATGGCGTCTCAACTGGTATCGCTTCGCGTGTTTACCTGAAAGATGGGCAAGTGTGGCCCAGCGCAACGCGCACCCGTGATGGGGTGAAGATCGTCTATGTGGCTGGCTATGGCACCGATTTCAACGATGTGCCGATTGCTATTCGCCAGGGCATCATCCAGCTTTGTGTGCATTGGTACGAGAACCGCGAGGCAACAGTTGATGTGAACGTCAACAAGGTGCCCAACATGATCCGCAAGATATGGTCCCCGCATAAGGCTATCCGATGACCGTAGGGAAGATGCGCCACAGGGTAACACTCAAGAACCACCCTAGAACGGCGGTGGGTGCTGGCGGTGTTATATCCCAAACAGAAGACGTTATCGCCACCATATGGGGCCGGGTGCAACCTACATCTGGAGTGCAAACCAACGCGCATGACCGTTTGGAATATCCTGTAACGCATTTGGTAACAACCCGCTATCAGTCCGAATACAAGTCTGCTCGATTTATCACCCACGATAGCCGTTCATTTAAAGTGCTGGGTGTGCAGGAAGAAGAAGAGCGGGGCCGCTGGTTGGTGTTCAATTGCCAAGAAGGTGTGCCGCAATGACCAAGGTTACAGTGACAGGCATGGACAAGCTGGAGCGCCAGTTGGAAGCAATCACGCCAGCCATTCGCAATGAAATGAAAGGCGCAATTTCTGATAGCCTTCTTCGGGTACACCGTGCAGCAGTTAAGCGCGTGCAGAAGGGGCCAGCCACAGGCAAGATATACAATCGCCGGGGCAAGCCGCACCAAGCGTCTGCGCCCTATGAAGCACCTATGTCAGACACTGGCACCCTCGCCAGGTCAGGTCATGTCGTACAGGACAGTGACGGCCTTGGCGGTGAAGTTGTGTTTGATGCTAAATATGCTCGTTATCTTGAACTTGGAACCCGCAATATGGTCGAACGCCCCTACCTGTTGCCTTCGCTGCGTGATAACGAAGACTACATTGACAAGCGCACAAAGCAAGCCGTTCGGGATGGCACCAAGAAAGGGGGCCGCAAGTGAACGCATGGGAACTACAGAAAGCTGTCTACACCAAGCTGACAGATGATGCTGGGTTGATGGCATTAGTCACCGGCGTTTATGATTGGGTGCCAGAAGGCACCGCGTTTCCATATATCACCATTGGTGAAGGACAGTTCAACGAGCGC